AATAAAAAATAGGGACCGGGTCAACCCGGCTCGGTCCTCTACTAAAGGAGAATATACAATGAGTCTACATTTTAAAGTTACGGTCCTGGAAAGTCATTTGAACGGAACGGTCTACATCGCACAACGCCACTATAAAACAGCAGGGGATTGGCTCTATGAGGGTCAAACTTGGACGGAAAGTCACCCGGGCACAATTCAATACATGTATAGACGTCCAGACCTTTTCAAACTGGAAAAAACAACACCACCAATAACAAGTTTTGATGACCTTCTTTTATAACTCATAAAAATGCGGGGTCCCAACAAAACGTTGGGTCCTCTCAAATCGGAGGATATTATGCAAATCTTAAACGATAGAACAATAGACCTTTTAAATAAACACCTTGAACAACTAAACAAAGAAGCCAGTGCACATTTTGAAGCGTGGCAACAAACGGACGACACCAGGTTTCGAACAATCTATCACGAAAAATGGACCCTCTTCACTTCCATAACTTTAATGCTTGAATACTACACAAAAGAGGCTAAAATAAAAGTACCGCCCATCTACTTTGAAGAGTGCATCGGTGATGAATGGTTTGAGAGGGTGGAATTTGTAAGCCTAGAAGAGTTTGAAGACCTTTCACGGTGTGAATACGGTCCAAACTGGAAAGACTTTATAAGAAACATTCGTTTTGACAAATAGGAGGGTTTCAATGAGTGCACTTGATGAAATTATGGGCGTAGATGAAGCGTCTGAAGCCTGGGGATTGAATCGGGATTATATTAAACAACTTTGTAACAAAGGAAAAATTGAAGCCGTTAAAATCGGCAACTCGTGGGTCATGCTAAAGAATACACAAAACCCATCACAACCCGAACATCCAAAAAACTGGCGAACAAAAAAAGACCACTCGGAATGAGTGGTTTTTTCTTTGCTATTTAAGTTCTTTCCCTTTGCGCCATCTTAGTTCATTTTTGATAAGATGCAACTCTTGAAGTAGTTCCTCGTTCTCTGCATCGTCTACCAACTTTTCGGCAATCTGTTCTTTTATCTTTAACACTTCATCAATGAAAAGATAACGATACTTTTTAATTGTCATTTGGCTTGGCTCCTGCTGATAGTTTTATCGTTGTGATAGCCCCATAAAGCCCATCATAAAAACCTTGTCTATATTCTGTCTTTCCTTTGCGTAAAATAAGTTTCAACACGTCTTCGGCATGTTCTTCCAGTCCTGCAATCAATTCATTTCTATTCATAGGTTTGACCTTCCTTGACTTTTAATTTTTAACACCTTACTTGCTGTTATCGATTTCCCGCATAATTTGGGTTATCGCATGAATGTGATAGGCTTTTGACCGTTCGTTGTTGTCTGTTGCCTTTTTCCATTCTTTTCGCAAGTGGACATATAGTTCATCCCACCTTTTGAATTCTCCTGCCTTAAATTGTCTGGCTAATGAATTACGCAAGGTTTCAATCTCACTTTGCAATGCGTTTACCCGGTAACGTAAAACCTCGTTTTGTTGCTCTAGTTCCTTTACTCTTGTTTCGCTGAAATAGTCCATTTTATCCCACCTAGTACATGTAATTGTTCCCGCTAAGGATGGCTTCTATTTTTACAATCTTGTTTCTGTCTTCCGCTGTTTCGTTTCTAATAATTCGCAAGTCCTTAATAAGTGTTCTATTTTCAATCTCAAGTTCATTTACCTTTACCTTCAAACGTTCGATTTCTTCCAATGCCTTTAGCACGTCTTTTTTCTTTATAACCTGTTCGTCATCTTTAATAAGAACACGGCTCAATAGTTCATTATGTGCCTGGATAAAATCTTGTGACGTAAACATTCTACCCTGTCTGACTCTTAACCAAATGACACAATCTTTATACAAGTCTAGCAACTCTATGATTGTTAAACTTTCCAACCCAGTTGACTTGCTATCAATGAGATGATTTCCCTCCGCCATTTATAAAGTGTTCTCCTCTCAATGTGTAACTTTTCCATGATGCCAATATCACTGTAACGCTGTGAAAAATATTTGAGTTCTAGCAACTCTTTTTTCTTTGGTTCCGGTTGGTTGTCTAACATTCGGATGGCGTATTTAATCGCATCAATACGCTTTCTTAATTCCAGGATTTCGGGACTTGTTAATTGAATCGCTTTATTCTCTGTCGGCTTACTTACATCAATGCCCCTTGATGCCCCAATGGCTTCCGATGGTGGCGCACTTCCTTGAATGATTTCCTCTTGTAAAAACTCGTATTCTTTTTTGGTTTTATGATAGTTATAAAGTTCAATCTCGATTAACTTGAAGTTTCCTCGTTCAACGTGCTTTGTTCTAATGGTTTCCACCCCACCCGTTTTTTTATGGATTGCACTGTTCGAATGTTTAATGACATTGCTTTGGCAATTTCTTTGTCGCTCATTCCTGCATCTTTAAGTTCAAGAAAACACTTATTATTTGCCAAACCTTTTGCGTTTGACTTGCGTGGTGAATAGGCGTTTTTCTTTTTCACAACCGGCTCATATACCTTACCTCTGCGCTTTAAAATATCAATTTCAAAAACCTTGGCTAAAATCCGATATTCTGGAACGTGTTCACAATTTGAACTACACCTTAACTCTGAACAAATCTTTGCAATAACGGACAATCTATCTAATGCTTCCATTCGGGTCATGTTGTCATTTGCCTGTGCTCCCAAATCCTCCCGACCTTTCTACGTTGTTATCAAATGAACGCTCTGTTTCGCTGTCCGCTACGAAATAATCCGTGATGACCGCTTGTGCAATTCTATCCCCAACATTCACTTCAAAATAGTGCTCACTGGCGTTAAATAAAATGACCCCGATTTCGTTCGGGAAATAATCTGCATCGACAATACCAGGCGCATTAAGAACAAAGACACTTTCCTTTAAAGCCAAACCGCTTCGACTACAAACAAGCAATACATGATGGCTCTTCAACTTTGCACTTACGCCCGTTTTTACTAACTTTAATTTACCTGGTAAAATCGTGACGGCTTCGTATGCGTATAAGTCATACCCTGCTGAATCCTTCGTTGCTCTCTTTGGCTCAATCGCATCTGGATAGACTGGTTTAAATATCATTGTTTTGTTCCCCCTCTGGTTCTTTACCTGTAATAAGGACCGCATACGGCAATGACTCAATCCATTTGCACATTTCTTGCCATTCGGTTAATCGATGGTTTTTTCTGTCATGATAAATACCGGCTAAAGTCGCATAATTCATTGTGGTTGTGCGCATTTGGTTCCATCCGCTTGGCAACAACTGAATTAGCAATCTCCAATATCGCTTGTCCTTTGTTTCGATGAATTTGCTTCTCAAATCTTCCAAGGTTCTAAACATTTCTTTGGTTCTTACATGAAGCGAAAAATTGCTGTCATCTTCACTTAAAAACCCGTCTTCCAATGAAAACAAATCCGTGTTTGGAAACCAGTCTTCAATCAAAAACGATTTACGCTGAATCGTGTGCATGGTCGATTCGCTGTTCGTTACTACCGCAATTTTGTGTTGGTCCATTTCTTTCCACCAATACAAAGGGGCTGTGATATCTACTGAAACAAAAATCTGCCTTAAATATTTAGCGTGTGAAGCACCTGCTTTGTTTAAGTTAAGCGCCAATTTTTTGTCTTCTTCCCCTAATACAAAAGTCCGTTCTAGTTCTAGCAATTCACCGTCTACCAATACGCCAACTGAATTAAATCTGCTATCTGATTTTTCGTGACTTTCCCAACTGTTGCGAATCCCTCGAATGGCGTTTTCCATATTTGACACGGATACGTGTTTGAAATCTATCATTTAAAAATCCCACCAATTCCGTTTAATTAATCCAAACATCTCTAAGACCGGACGTACCACAAATTGATATAACGCCCACAAACAAACAAGCAACGTCAAGACACAAACCGTCACGACTACAATCGAAATAAAAACCTTCCACCATAATGGGTCTGTCGGTTCAATCATGGGTCCTCCGCATCCGCTACTGTGACCAGTGTTCGTAATCACTGGCGTTTTGCCAACCATTGTCACCATCGCTTAACCCCTCTTCATGATTTCAACTTCGTTTTGTAACTTCTCAATAAACCGCTCAATATCCACTAAATCTTCAAACATGAATATCACTTTTTCATCAATCGTTAACCAGTAAATATGAGGGTCTGCTAAAAAATGAAAGGCTTTTAAATCTACGTCTTCTGTCCCGCTCATTTCTAAATAAATATCGTCCAGTTTCATCATGTAATCTCCTTTTCAAATAACCTAAAATCTATCAAAACTAGAATATGTTCATACACTTTCATCATCGCCAATGCTTCGGCATCTGTTTTGTTTTCAAGCGCTTTAACTTCGCTCTCCATATAAGCAATAAAACCGTCCATATCAAACTCAAGAAACATGTTCTAAAACCACCTCAATGTACGGCTCTTTATGGTTTGCGCCACGCTTTACCCTTAACTCTTCAACGATATCGAAATTATCATCTATGAAGATTTTTGCCTTAACCAATCCATCCAATAAAAACTTTGCGCATAATGCATAGTTATCTGCATCCCGTTTTCGCTTGTTATTGAAATGAAAGATAAGTGTTACGATTGCCTTTTCCATTGGGAAAATTTTTTGTTTTTTAGACTCTATTTGTACAATTCGTTCCCATTTTCGTTTCTCGGAACTTAACACGTGGAAATGGGCGTTGCGGTACTTATTTAAGTTCATTGGGATACCTTGAATCGTGAGGACCTGCTTCATCCTGCCTTTGGCAAAAATTTCATGCCTTCGCCCTCCATTCTCTGCATACCTTATTGAACAAAATGCGGTCCTTGCTTTTAATTTTTCCTCGATACCAAGAACGCTGTTCTTTTAACATTTCCACATAATGACCTTCACACGTTGGAACCTTCATCCGGAACGTTCGGACGGCTTGTCTGGAACAAAACCTACACATCATTCGCCTTCATCTCCTTCTTCTTTTGAAGTCGCAATGATTCGTAATACTCTTCTGGGATATAAGGTTGCGTTTCTACCCAAATCATTCTGTGCTTCTCGCTTATCCATCCCATAAATCGCTTGTGCGGGTTCTTTTGCTTCCACGCATCCAAACTTTCACTCACTTTTTTTTCGCCCCTTTTTAATGGTCTGCTCTTCTGAAATTTCCCGAATCAACTCAAGAAACTTAGGTTGCAAGAACGCCACCGCTTTTTCATGACTTGCACCAACCAATGCCATGTCATTCATCATCAATCGAATAATTCTGTCTGCCCCGTCTAGTTTGTCTTTTAAATGCCAAACCCAACTTTCGTAAATATGTTCCACTTCTCTTGCTATATTGGCTTCCCGTTCTTTGTGTTTACCCATAATCAATCCCCGTCAAACGCCCATTTGTTTCGATAAATGCATTCAATAAGTTCAATCGTTGCAACTCTTCTAGCACTAATTCCAACATCTAATTGCTTACGCCCACCGTTCTGATAGGCAGTTAAACCGTTTAATGCATACGTCCATAAATCCGCATCACACGCCAATTCAATCAATGACGTGCTTTTGAAATGCCCCATTATCTCCGTCCCCTGCAATGTGTGCAAATGTGCCACTCTAACCCATCCCCATTCGTTTGCGGACTCCAATCAATCCCCGTTTTTTTATAAGGGACAATCCCGTTGTCCCTACACATCCAACATGCGTATTTGTGTTTATAGTTCCTATCAATTTCATCAATCTTGATGCCAAGCATCGTAATCATTTGTTCAAAGTCCATTTTTTTCACTCAAGCATCAACCTCTCTGCTTGTACCAATTCCAAACGCTTTTTAATAAAACTCGGTGTCACTTGTTCGGCTTGAATGCGCTCAATGTTTCGTTCATACATTTTCACAAACTGTGCCCGGTCATAGCCGTTGTTTGTGTCTGCTCTGCATAGGCTCAAATAGCCCATACCTTCCACGATTTTTCGTGTGACGTCATCCAGGGATGCCATTGCTTCTTTTTGTCTGGTATACCCATAGTTTCCAATCGCTTTTAATACTGAACCCCATGCTTCATCTGCTGTTTTGTGTTGTCCGCCAATGACCGTCTTTAACTGTTTAAAGATATCTGATACACGTGGCGGGAACGTGCAATCTATCATGTGTTTACTAACCGCTAAACTAACTTCGTCATACGTATAATCTGCAAGAAATTGATTCCACAACATCGCTGTATTTTCAACGGAGGTTGCGTCCTTAAATTCAGTCTTGTAATTCGTGGCTAATGCGGAAATGATTCTACCCATCTCTTCTTTTGTCATGGCTTCCTCCTAAAAGAATTCATCTGACATGGCATTCAACGTGCTCATGATGCTGTCTGGTGTCATTCGCTTTACTCGGTTTGATTGCATCAATAACGTGTCTTTCTTTTCTCGCAATTTCGTTGCTGATAAAATGTTCGATTTCCAGAAGTCATCGGTCTGGCTGAACTCTATCATTCGCAATACCTCTTCTTGTGTGTGTCCATCTCGTTCAATAAGAAGTCGAATCGCATTGTGCCATTTTTCTAAATCCTGTGGGATGCGAACTTTAGGATTGTTGAATTTGAGAAGCGTTACTAATCGCAAAGTTAATGTTTCATAGATTGAATCAATGATGGCATGAGTGCCATTATCTATTTCTTTATCTATATCTAATTCTTTATCTATTTCTTTATCTGTTGCGTTACCTTGCGTTACTGTAACGTTACCGATAACGTTACCTAATCGTTGCAATCGTTTCTTTTCTTTGTGGGCTTGTTGTCGAAGTCGATTCTGCTCACGAACCTTATCCATCCCATCAATGTTTTGATGCTTTTCCCAATTCACTAATGCGATGATTCCGTTATCGACCTCTACCATATTCATGCCCTGGAAAGTTTGAATGGCTAACCGAACAATTTGAAGCGGACGATTAAAAACAATAGATAACATTTCATCCGTATACGGAATATCTTCGGTCAAATAAATGTAACCATCCCTGTTTGTTTTACCGGCTAACGCCAATAACTTAATCCATACCACCAGAAGCGAATCTCCTTCGGGCATGTTCTCAATGAGTTTGATTTTTGTATCGTCAAACATATCTGTGTTAAGTTTTATCCATTTGATTTCTGCCATTTTTTCACCCAATCTTTCTTCCACTGAATCCCATCTGGCGTTGTGTCTAAATACACGTGACATTCCACGCAAGAATGAAGGATGTCATTTGCTGTGGTTTTATGCGCTATCTGTTTACGTCCAATCACATGCGCCATCTGTAAACCAAATGCGCCTGTACACTTCAACTGAACTTCACACACACCGCCAGAACGTTCTTTTACTTCTTTTCGCACTTTGTCCGATATATCGCCTTTTTGCTTTTGGGTCTGTTTCACACGTGTCGATTTCGTGTTTTTTGGGACCGGATGAAATCCAAATCTACTCATGGTAGCGGAGCAAACTTTGCAAGGCTGATAACTGGCTTTGTAAGGCTGATATCGACTCAATATTGGCTTTGTATTTGGCTTCGGCTAAGTCACGTTCAAACATCTTGTCTGCAACCGCCCCTTTAGCCAAATCACCTATCAATGAAATTGACGTTCCTTCTGTTTTTAAAATAAGAATTGTTTTAGATAATGCCATTCGATAATCTCGTTCGGTTGTTGCTTTGTAGGTGGCATACTGGAAAAGACTTGATATGGCGTTCTCCAGTCGCTTTGCTACCCCGTATATTTCTTGGCTTATTGTTGGTACGTCCATGTATTAATCCCCATATCTAATTGTTCTTTTCCACGCCTGTACTTCGTTGATGAATTCGTGGTCATTATAAACACGGTTCAACATATCCAGGTCTGTATCTGGATTTTCTAATTCGTATTTATCCAGGACATCTTCTTCAAAGAAATCAACCGTATGAAAGTCTTGAATCATCATGATGCATTCGAATAATAGCGTTCCGTATGCACTACGCTCTGTTGGGTGTGTTTCCCAACTATCCCGAAGTGATTTATGGATAGATAACATAGGCATCTCCTAAAATGGCAAGTAGTCATCTGGCACATGAATTTCTTTTGAACCGGGAAATACTTCTTTTGGCTCTTGCTTCTTCTCGGTTGTCACACCGTCAATTTTCGTTACACTAACAGCCCATTCTTTATGCGAAACACCGTTCTTATCTGTGAATGTACGTGTTTTGATTTTTCCAATAACTTTTAATTCTGACGCTCTACCAAACATGGTTTTAAATAAATCTGCTTTATCTCCCCACACTTCAATCGGGATGAATGTTTCTGTTACTTTGTTGTTATAGGAATCGACAATCACAATTTCATTCTTGTGAAAACGTAATCCATTGCTTGTTTCTTGTACCTCTACTTCATTTACCAATTGACCTTCAATCACGACATAGTTCATTAGTTAATCCCCTTTTCGGCTAATTTTTTCTTTTTGTTGATGGCTTCTAAAATCATTTCATGTGTGAATCCTTTGCTAATCAAATCTTCATAAACAGCGCTAAACGTCTTTTCTTGAATTTGAACCCGGTCCAATTCCTCGTATGCATCTTTTAAGCGTTCAATCGAAATATCTACCGGCTCGACTTTTGGCTTCCCTGCTTTATCTGATTTGTTTCCACTTGCAACATTGCCGTCATCATCGACATCACTCGTAATTCCAAATACAGCGGATAAGGCGTAGCGCTTTGCATACGTAATGACCGAACCTGCGCCCTGTGCAGTGTCTTTTTCTGACTTCATGTAAATCGGTGGGTATTCAATCCACTCTCCGCTTGTATGCATCACCATCGTGGATACACCAATTCGGTTATGTTCATCGTTTGTTGCCCATTGTGTGAAACTTAACCCGTGAAGATGCGCAATCTCATTAATGGCTTCAACTACGTATTCCAATGGCACGTACTTGGATTTGAAAAATGGATTGTCTGCCGACTTCATTGGTTGCTTTACTTCATTTTGAAAAGCGGATAATGCTGTTGCTAAATTTGCAATATTTTCTGATTTGTTCATTTGTTTGCTCCATTCTGCTATACTTAGCGTGAGAGATTATTTTCTTTACCACCATCTGCAAATGGTGGTATTTCTTTGTTTAGATGCGCAAATTCACCATGATATTTAATTGCTTCCCGGTTCCACGCATAAACCGCTTCAACTAACGATTCGAAATATCCGATATGAATGGTTTTTTTATTTACCGTGATTCGGGCTGAATATTTTAACGCACTTTCAACCCACTTGATGCCCCTGTAACCAAGTTTGTTGTTTTTATTAGCCCCTCGATTTCTCAAGTTCTCCTGCTGTGTGCAAATCCTTAAATTCCTTCTGCAATTATTTAATTTCGACTGGTCAATATGGTCCGTGACCATTCCTTTAGGTGTATCCATCACAACACGATGCATTAATATAAATGTTGGTTTTCCATCGTTTTTTTTGGACCTACCAACATAGCCTAATTTGGTTAATTGCCATTTGTGCTTGTTCAATTCTTCATACATATCGTCATCTACGGCTGTCCACACATGACCACTGTTTCTCGGTTTATGTACTTTAATGAACTTCATTAATCCACCTCGTAACTGTTCATTTCTGAATACGTCACTACGACTTTGTATGTGTTTTTTACAACTCTGATTTGTAAGTCTTGTGCGTCATAGGCATAAAAGTAGTACGGGTTATGATACGGCTCAATAATATCTGCAACACCGTTTAATCCAATTACAAGCAAATCTGTTAATTCGTCCTCTTTGTTATAGAAAGCAACTCTTTCGATACTTTTCATTCTTTAATCTCCCCTAGTAAAAATTGATAAAAAGTTCTACCTGTACGCATGTGAATATCTTCTGCAACGAAATAATCTGCCAATTTGTTTAACAACTCTTCCGAAATTCTCATTTGCTTACCGCCAATCTCGTAAACACAATCCCGATTAATGCAAAGCAACTTACAAGCAATACAAGGGAATAACCAAGCGATAACGTTACTAAGAAATCAATCACGTGACCTGCAATCCATAAACCTACGTATCCAACTAACATGAAACTCAAGAATCCTAAGACCTTTTTCATATCTTCATCCCCTAACGTGTTTTTTGTTCGGACAACCATAGTTCTAAAAATGCTCTCGCTTCTCTTACTGGGAAATACCACTTCTTATTAATCTTGTGCTTTGGGAACCGTTCATCGTAAAAGAACTGGTCTAAGATAAAAACCCAACTCATACATGTTCGCTTCATCAATTCTTGCCTGTCCCAAAACACCAACTCTGCATCTACTTCCTTAATGACTCGCTCAATTTCAACCTTCGCCAGTTTAAGGACTTCCTTTTCATCAATCTGTACGGAAACCATGCTATTCTTCTCCTTTCGTGACTTAAAAGGACATATGCACCTATAAAAACGTGTCCTTTAAAGACATTCATTGTCCAAAAAAAAGTGGATATCAATGTTAAACAATTTCGAAAGTGCTACCACCTCGGAAAAGTAAAACTTCGATTTCCCCTGTTCTTTATTGGCATAACCAGTCAAAGAGAGTTCTAATTCCTTTGCGACTTGCTCTTGGGATAATCCTGCCAACTGACGTAAGTTTTTAATTGTAAGTTTCATTTTGTCACCCCCTGTCGAAACGTGTTGTCGAAGCGTGTCGTTTTATGACATGACAAGCATACCATGACTTTTTTTGTCTTGTAAACCACAAAATTTGGTAAAAAAGGTATTTTTCTTGTCTTAAAAGGGGTATAATAGAAAAAAATCCAAAAAAAAATTGAGAGGAAGTGAAAAACATGACAAGAGCGCAAAGTTCGGATGGAACCGAAGCATCTAAAAAATTCTATCAACAAGTAGGGGAAAATATTAAGAACATAAGAAATACACGTGGGTTTTCTTTACAGACATTAGCGGAGCGTACAAATGTAACGGCTAAAACCATTCATCGCTATGAACGAGGGGAAATTAAAATCGATATGAACCGTGCTACCGAAGTGGCAAAGGCATTGAATGTAGATATTTATGACTTGTTCAAAGGAGCGGATGAATTCCTTTTATCCGGCTCTGAAAGCGGGAAAATCGACTTGCTCAAAATTGTGCAAAATGAAAATCTCCCGCTTTTTATGGATGGCAAATTAGTAGATGAAGAAACACGCTCAAAAATTATTAAACTGCTGTCCGTTCTTCGATAATTTCATCAATCATTTTTCGTACTAATCGCAACACTTCAATTTCAACATCATGAAGCAATTGCCTAATAATAAAACACAATCCCATTTACATCGCTCCCCAAAAGTTAATTACATTAAATTATTAGGTTTTATGTTTAGTATTTCAACACAAATCGTTCTACACAATTCGACAAAACGTGTCGAAATAACACTTTTCTTGGTGTGTCGTGTCGTATTTTGTTTAGAATTACAAAACATTTATCACACTTATTTCATGACTAAGTGTATCAAGTTCATCTATTTGTTTAGAAATTCTACACAATTCGACAAAATATCCCTGTAAATCGACTTAAATGTTTAGAAATTCTACACAATTCGACAAAACGTGTCGAAGCATAGGGTTTTATCACGAAAATTTACTGAAAAATTACATTCTTACTAAGGGGTGAATGGAATGGCAACGTATCGAAAACGTGGAAAGTCATGGGAATATCGCATTCGTTTTAAAGACAAACTAACCGGGAAGCCAGACGAAATATCCAAAGGTGGATTTGCAACGGAGCAGGAAGCCCGATATGCGGGTAGAAAAGCCGAAGAAATGTTAGATAGAAACGGGTTTAAAGAGAATGGCGATGAATTGTTTGAAACATTCGCCCGTACTTGGCTTGAAGTGTACAAAAAACCTCACTTGAAGCCAAACAGCATCATTTCTTATACAGCGAATTTGGAAAATCACATTATCCCCCGTTTTGGGAAACAGCGACTAAAAGATATCACCCGGACCGACTATCAAAGATGGATAAATGATTTGTCAAAAACTAAAAAAAGAAACACAATTCGTGTTCTGCATAGTATCGTTTATTTTATTTTGCAATCGGCTGTTGATGATTTCAACTTCCTATACAAGAATCCAGTAGACAACATTAAAATGCCAAAAGAAGAAGTTGTTGTTAAGCCGGTTAAAACACTATCCAAAGAAGAATTGGATACATTATTGGCGGGATTTGAAAAACAACTCTTCAATAGCATTTATAACTTCCAATACCACGCCTTCTTCTCACTTATTGCCAGAACCGGCATTCGTATTGGTGAATGTTTAGCCTTAACCTGGGATGACATTGACTTTGATACAAAGACGTTATCTGTCAATAAAACACTTATGTATGTGAAGCAACCAAAACCATACGCTATACCGCCCAAAAGTAAGGCTAGTTTGCGTTCTATTCGCTTGGATGATAAAACACTCAAGTTGCTACAAAAACACCGCACAGAACAAAAGAAGTGGGTTATTTCCGATATGGGTATTTCGCCATCTCCATTTAACTTAATTTTTCACCAAACTGATGGTTTATATCTTCGCCCACAAGTCATTCGCCCGGCACTTACTCAAACATGCAAAATGACTGGTGTTCCTCATATGACGATTCACAATTTACGTCATACCCACGCTGTGCATTTAATCGAAACGGGAATTCCAGTTAAATACGTTTCCGAGCGTCTTGGACATGCATCCGTTAACACAACTTTAAACATTTACGTTCACGTCACAAAGCAAATGGAAAACGATGCAATGGAGCGTTATGAAAAGTACATGGGATAAGTTTACGGGGCAAAAACGGGGCAAACGTACTTTAAAAACCAGAAAAAGCCCGTTATTATAAGGTTTGTTGTGCATAACAAAAATATCACCCTATTATAAGGTGAACTGTCATAATATATCAACATATTCGAAAAAACCCGTAATATCAACGTTTTTCAAAAATCGACTTCTCATAGTATTTCATAGTTTTTTATAGTTTACGGGGCAAAAACGGGGCAAGAATGGGGCAAAAAAAAGAACCACCCGAAGGTGGCTCAAAAGAGAGAAAAGAGAGAGAGAAAAAATGACTACTAGGGAGAATTTGGAATCTTAGGAGGTTCCACAAATTCATTTTATCATCATCTCTCTTTATCTCCAATATGGTTAAAGTTACAACTTGTCTTTATTTAATTGAAGAAACATATCCAGGTCCATAACTCTTACATTTCGCTTCTTGGAAGTTCCACCGGTCATTTCAACAACATTAATTCCTGTCTTATTAATACGATATCCCTGGTCAATCGCATATCCGCTCCAACTTAAAAAAGTGTTTGCATTTACAAAATGCTGTTCTCGAATAATTGGCTTTTGGTTTCTTAAATCAATATCAACATAAACTTCCGATGCCCAATGACGCTTATGCGTATGTTCCCCCCACACAACGTCTGTGCGCCATTCTGCGCCCTTTTGTTGCATTTTGGATACATTCATATTATTTCCTGTCGAACCGTTCCTATGATGGAAAAAATGCGTGTATGCGTTCTCTCCTAAAGTGAAATGAAATAGTGCATATTCTCGGAAGTATTTAATATCTGTTCGTGCACAAAACCACTCGCTAATAGAAAAATCATTGAAGTCAATCCCACGTGTCCCATCATGATTCCCGTCAATTTTACCAATGATTTGATTCTTTATTGGTTGAATCAATCGCTCTAATTCAATAACCTGTTCACGTGGCGTAAACTTCTCCTCAAACGCACTGCTCTTTGAACCTTTAGATGCGTGGTTGAAAGAATCTCCACCAAGCATAACAAGGAAATTAGGGAACTTCGAAATGATATCAATTGTTTGTTTAAAGGTCTTTTCATCGAAACCTTTGTGACCAATATGAATGTCACTTAAATCCGTTAAATAGACTTTGTCATATTCATCGATTCGTTTAAATTGATAGTGATTTGCAATCTGCTTTTCTAATAACTTTAGGTTGTTCACTGGACACCCCTTATCGATGTTTCTTAGGTTGTAATGCGAACCCAATTGCGGTAACGATTGCCAATGCTCCATCGATAAAAACTTCTTGGTCTGCGTTTGTTAATTCGACATTGAAATACTTTTTACTTACTAATGCAATAAACGCAACAATGGGAATTAAAAGAACTTTGTTGAACTTCATTATTTCAACTCCTGTCCACTGATTTTTCTTAACTCGTTTGCTAATGCATGAATTGTTTTCTTTTCTTTTTCATCTGCTTCTTTGTGCGCTTTTGATAAATACTTAATAATTGCGTTTGCTGTTTCTGCTTTCATTTCCACTTCACTCCCACCTAAGAATTTAGTTAAATAGTCATCGGGTACGTGGCATCTTTTTTCCCTATCTTGCACATAAGCAACTTGTTTACGAATTTCATAATGAAGATGCTGTCCAAAAGAGTGACCAGTATTTCCTTGGTTACCAACAACTGTTCCTTTTTTAATCTTGTCGCCTTTTTTAACAAGAATCTTTGAAAGGTGACCATATACATGGCAACAACCGTTCTTGTCTTTGATTGCAACAACTAAACCATAAGAACCGTAACCACTACCAGAAACGCCTTCACTCGCCCAAACAACTTCGCCATCCGTAAATGCTTTTAGTGGTCCATTTGGAGCAACTACTAAATCGACACCAGGATGAAATTCCTTTGCTCCATTAAGTGTTCGCCATCCATAAATCGATGTAACTTTATATCCCATATCTTTAAACAACTTGTTGTCGCTCATCTTTTGTTACCCCCTTATTCTTAACTGTCCGAACCGTCTTTCTTCTATTAATTGCTTTAATTGCTTTGCTTGTATTGCTACCAAGCAAATAACCGCTCAATGTGCCAGTTAAAAAAGTGAGAAGGTTGGTTAAAAGTGAAATTAAGTCCCTATCATTTGGGGCTTGTTGCATAGGTTGGGTAACGTATATGAGAGCATATAAAATACCAAATACGCCACCTGCGTAAACAAGCGATAGAACTTTAATAACAAAGTTTTTTGTATCTTGTTCACCGCTCATACTTCTTCACTTCCTCCCATAGGTCTTTATCAAAGAGGTCTTTTGTGCATAATCCTTCTGGTAGACATGCAGGAGGGTTACATTCTGACTTTTTCCAGTTCTCGTATTTTTGGCAATCATATCGAACAAAACCGCTATAACAACCGCTTAATAGAATCAATAAAATAAAAATTAGAATAATTCTCATTAAGTCACCCCTTATATGCGGTTAAAATAGAAACAATTAATGCGGATGCGCTAATAATTGCCATGACCCATGCAGGAAAATTAGTCCTGTTCGTTAACTTCTCTTGATTAATACCTTTAATGACTTCATTAATTAGGTCCTGTAAGTTTCTTATTTGTTCATCACGCAATCTGAACTTTTCATTTACTTCATTTCTTGTTGGATGAAATTCACTGAAACTGTCGATTTTACCCTCGATGCGCTTGAGATGGTTTTCCATATTTATCATTTGGGTTTCTAACCTTGCTAATCTTTCTGCATCTGGAACTTCTGACAACAATCTCACGCCCTTTCAAGGAAATAGAAAAGCCACCCCGATTGAGGTGGCTCTTAGTTATGTTATTTTTGATTCTTAATACGGTTGTATTCCTTCATCAACTTATCAACTTCTGCTTGTTGTGACTTTGAAATGGTTTCTCCGTCTTTAATCTTCTTATACACTTTGTCGATTTTGTTATTAATTGTATCCAATCTTCTGCTTCCCATTAAATTGTTGTATGCATCCATTCGGTTCGGAGAGGAATCAATTTCTTTTGTCTGATTGAATGTAAGTTCTCTTCGTTTGTTATCGTAATAATCATTTGCTTGTTTGAATGAATATTTCCCGAACGTCAAACCTTTCGCAACGCTTAATGGGTTTCTATCAATTGGATACTTTAAAACTTTTTCGCCATCAACATTTGTTCGATATTCACCCGCTTTTTCTTGTTTGAAACCAGGAATCGGATTTAAGCCAAGTGCCGTTGCGCCTTCAATCGTCTTTTTAAGTTGCCCACCACCGGCAGGAGGAAGCACGTAAATGAATGGCTTTTGAATCTCTTTCCACCACTCTGTTTTACCTGTTAGCATGTTTGGAATATTTGGGAATGCTGAACTAATTGGAATACGCCCACCATTTACCATAGTAGACACAATTGGCAATTGTCCACCAATTCCCTTCATTGTTTCCCAAGTCGCTTCACCATTAGAAATATTATTCTCTTTGAACTTATTCACGCCATCAATGGCTACACCAATCGGGTCAAGTGCAGGTTTTCTTCCTGTAATTGGCTCATACAATTGGTTAAAGATAAACCCATAAATAAGGACCTGTGCAATCTTATTTGATGCTTCCACCTTATTATAGGAACGTGGAATATCTTTCATGAGGAAGGATAACTGATTATTCACTTCCAACTGGAATTGTGTTAACAACCCGAGCGTTCTAGAATCAAAGGCAATTGGCATTTGACCTAAAGAACGGTCTGCCATTAATCGACCTGCCCAATCATCTGCATACGCCATCGCTTTATCTGGGTTCATTCCTTTTCTAATGCCCTCGTAATACTTACCACGAACAATTGATTCCGAAACAAATCTATCTACCATTTGGAATGGGATACTGATTTTATCCGAAAACTTTTGCCAGTTATTCATATTAAGTGGGTCCGAAGGGAATCTCCGTGTTAAGAAGGCTGAACGCTTTGTTAAATCATCTGGTGTAAATGTTCGTGCCATCGACTCAAACATTCCTGCTAAAATTGCTTTCTTCTCTGTTGTTGCCATTGCTTGAGTAAGTGGAATAAAGTTTGTAATTGCCGTTGAAATACTACCACCAATCATGTTTCCACCAACACGGCTTCGCAAAGCATCCATTGCTGTATAGAATGGTCTGCCCAAGTAGGTTTCTAAACCTCTATCAATCATTGCTTTTTTACCTGCAATGACATTTGTTTTTTCTGCTAATGCGCTAACGAAATTGACCAAGTGCTTTGAACCTGTGTACTTTTCACGAAGTGCATCCTCAAGAGAGCGAAGGTTTTTAATATTGTCTGTCTGATAGATGATTTTTGAAACGCCATTGATATAACGTTCAAAACCTTCAATTGCACCATAATCGGTTTTTGTTCCAAGTCTTCGAAGTGCATTATTGAAGAAGTTTTTACCTGGTTTTAAGTCTGCTGTCTTACCAATTAAATCCGTTGGCAAGGAGAAGTCATCCATTTTAAGACCAAACTTTGTAAATAGGTTCTCCATCTCTTGATAATGAGGGAAGTAGTTTTTACGATACGGAATCAACGGATAACCATTTCGTTCTAAAACTTGGTTTGCCATATCAAAAAACTCATTGTATTTCTTACGTAATGTTTCGGCACTTACTTTAACTTGTTGCCAGTTTGGTGTTAGATTTTTTAATTCGCTAAGTGTAATTAAACCTTCACCGTACTTTTGTACAAGTGCATCCTCTTTACCTTTGTATTTAATTCCTAACGATTTTACTTCATCACGTTGTTTGGACAAGAAGTTTTGTCGAATTGCTTCTGATTCTCGAACTGGATTAAAGAATTTACTAATGATTTGCGGGGCATCGCTACCTGCAATATCTTCGATAATTCTATCCATTGTTTCACGTACTGTGCGTAGCATTCCTTTGTTCTTCCAATCATCCGAATTCGCAATCGAACTAACAATATCCGATGTAGACATACGTGTTGATGTAGGAACGGACAATAACTTTTCTTGTTCAATCGATTGAATTTTAACCGCTCCATCGTAATCGGAATAAGGTAAAGACTCAATCTGTTTTGTTATTTCTTCATTAAGTTTGTAAATATCTTCTTTGGTTAACCGTTCTGCACGTTCTTTTGTAATGGAATGGGACTCACCATTATGTACCATCATCACAACGTCTGGTTGACCGTCACGCTTAAAGTTCCAACCATCTGGCGCAAACTCTGGGTCGAATTTTACCCTTGCAACCGGCTTAAATCCATACTTTGCATAATTAGTTGGCAAAAACCCCGCAAAGCAATCTAATTTACTACCGCCATTTTCAAGTGCGGTAAGCATGATGTTATGAGTGACATCATTAGACGTGTTATTTGGATTTTTAAATACAGACACAATATCCCCATCGGAGGTCACAGCCATACCTGCTTGTCCGTCTGGGGATAGGAATAGTTCTTTATTTGCATATTCACCTACATCATAAAGGTTTACATATGCGCCATGAGGGTTGTTCTCTTTTGCAATACGAATTGCATCGTGGAATCCAACATTATCTGTTGTCTTCTCGTAGGCTACATAAGATTTTGGACCATTTGTTGTGCGTCCTCCAGGCTGTACCCCTTGTTCATTAGTATTTCCACGAACGCCATCGCCTGTTCGTCCAGTACCTGTGCCAGTTCCTTCTGTGGCTGTGGTGTCGAAAGGATAGTCGATGTTTGTGTCTGGTTGTTTTCCATTGTTCATTCCTCCTGCTTGATTCTCGTTAATTACAATCGTATCACGAATCCCCTGGTTTTGTAATGGGTTATTTGCCAATCCAGTGCGATTTAGTGTGTTTTTTTGTTCAAAACCTGCTCTAATTTCCTCTGGTGTTGGTTTTCTAAATCCTACATTTGAACCAAGGAATTCTGCTTCTGCTCTTACCGGAACGCTTGATGGAGGAATATATTCACCTGCATTAATAATGCTCTTAGGCTCCGGAATTAGTCGGTTTTTCGAGATGCCAGAAACCTCACGCATACGTTGCAATTCTCTTGCACTTCTTAATGCATCTAAATTGTTTTGATTGAATTTATTTTCGCTTGTAAAAGCAATGTCAATTGCATCTTGTAACGATGGGTCTTTAGGTCCTGCGATTTTAGACCACTCGTTATCCCATAAATATTGCTCTTCTGGTTTGATTTTTTGAAGTCCAAGGTCTTTAATATGTTCAACAAATGCATCCAGTTTTGCTTGTGTATCTGCTCTTAATGATTTGCTCTCAATTCGAAGTGCACTTTGTGTTGCTTTGATACCTTGTTTTGGTAAACCAGAAGGCAATCCGAGTAACGGTGTCCCGTCTGCTTTTTTACCAACTTGACCAATAACTGGTCCATCAATTGCAATTGTTCCCAAATCACCAACCTTATTTTCGTTAGGCTTAGGAACTCTTGGTTTTTTACCTTCCATCAATAACAAAGGTTGCGTGTCTTTAGTAACAGAAGGGACTGTTTTTTCAACGCTTTGAACAACTTCTTGTGTGTTCCCTTTAAGTTTGCTCAAATATGCCTTGGCTTTTGGTGTAAGGATTTTTGCTACTTTACCAAGCGCTTGGAATCCGATATCTCCACCTGCACCATAAAGCATCTGTTTCCCTACTTCTAATGAACGTTCGCCAAGTGTTTGTTTACCATCGTTTTTTGTGTCTAATGTAGCGTCAAGAATTTGATTTCCTGTTTCATATGCACCCATTGCAAGTGCACCAAGTGCACCTGTTTTCTTGATTCCTGTCATTGCGGGAGAAACTTTTGATAATACTTTACCGCCAACCTTATAAGCGCCACCAACTGGCAATAAAGAACCTGCGATGTTGCCAACAACTCCACCAACGGACTTTTGGTTTTTCGTTGCTTCTTTTCCGTAAGTGTCTTCAAGGTTTTTGTTGTATAAACCAAACGTTGCCGAATCTAAGAAACCACCAATCGCACCACTGATTTGTTTGTCTACACCTGTTTGCTTTTTACCAACATTCTTTTTAAGTGTATTTGTATCAAAGTTTGTTGTGATATTAGCAGGTCCAGTCGGCAAATTAGAAACAGCGTTAAATGGACTACTTGGTAACTTATTTGTTTTAGCACTGGTAGGCTTTGTTGCATTCGAAGTGCTTTTTTGAACGGTTGTTGTTTTTTTAGGTTTACCTGCATTTAATGCTGACCAATCAATCCCGGAAGACTTAGAACCATCACCGGAATTTGCATTATCAACCTTGTCCCAATCAATCATGTGAACACTCCTTTACTTAATACCTAGTGCCTTCTTAATTTCCTTATCGCTATAACCAAGCGACTTTTGGACTTGTGTAACTTCTTCGTTTGTTAAACCACTTTTATTTAATGACTTTAAGTAGTTTCCAACTGTTACTGCATCAACGCCATATTTACCAAGCAAGTTTCTTGCTTCTGTCGGGCTACTCATACCAGAACGTGCAACCAAGTCTGTTACACCTGTTTTATCTTGGACGTAAGTAGTGCCTTTTGGTCCTTTATCACCCTTGGATACAAGCACTGTAAACTGCGTCTTAATAGATTTATCAACATCTGATGCTGTTTTTGGTTTTGCTACACCAACGGCACTGGCTTTCTTGTTGTAATAACCGGCACTTGCATTAGCGCTGTTTGTTTGTGCCCAATTCTGTGCGGTTGCTGATTTTTGTGTATTTACTTCCTCGGTTGCTTTAGCAAGTCCCGCACGTAACGTTTGATTTGTTACGCTATTTGGATTTGTTAATTCACCTAACTGGTATTGCGCTGTTTTAAGACTAACTTTCCCAGTTTCAACATCGTTTTGAAGTTTAGCAATTTGTGCTTGTTGTACAGCCGGGTAGTTTTTCAAATCAATCTTAGAAATTTGTAAGTCAATCAAAGACTTTGCATATGCCGGGTTGTTTTCATTTTTCGCCCAATCCGCTTCTGAACCCGCAAGTGTACGTTGACCGTTATAATTTCCAGTTAAACCTGCTTCTTGAATTGCAACCTGTCTATCTGTATTAAATTGGTCACGTAATGCATTTGCTTTGTTCGCATCAATGGCATTTGCTTCTTGAATTTGTTGATTATTTAATGACGTTAAGTTTCCTTGATAAACACTATTTCGAGATAATTCTGCTTGTGCATTTGCACCGCTCGAAGTGTTTCCACGGGATGCCATGAATTCCGCAAAATTACGTGCTTGTTGTGCATTTTGTGCGGATGCTTGGTTTCGTGCATCGTAAAACTTCTGAATATTCGCATTTTGTTGTGCATCGTAAATTTTATTAATATAACTTGTTGTAGGTGGCACAACTTCTTTTGGTGTTTCTACTTTTGCTGTTTCTACCTTTGGAATAACAGAACCTGTTTTGGCATCATAATCTGTACCTGCTTTTAATCCTTGTGCATCACGAATTTGATTTGCCCAAACGTGAGCGGAATTAGCACCTGCAATATCACCGGATGCCATTTTTGTGTTATACACTTGTTTCGCACGTGCAATTTCTGCTTCTGCTGATGCGGTATCCGTTTTATACGATGTTAATTTGTCCTGCCATGTTGGAGCAGGTGTAATTGGCGTTGCATTTTGTGGATTTGCAATTTTTCCTGTTTTTGGGTCAATGTAAACTCCACCCGCACTAATAATTGCCAAATGTATCACTCCTTTGTATTAAAAAAGCCACCCCCGAAGAGATGGCTTAATGATTTACTAACCTTTGATGTAGTCGAATTCTGCTTGATTAATCTTTGCGTTATCAATCAATTCTTGCAATTTTGCTTCATTAATACTACCTGCTACAAACAAACGTTTTAAGGATTCTACAAATTTACTCATTATAGGATTCCTCCTTGGATAAGTTCAAGAACCAATGCATCTTGTGCTTCTTTTTTAGTCGCTTCTTCGTATCCTTCTTTTGACGGTTTCAAACCTTCTTTGATGACCTCAAGAACAATTTGAATAACTTGTGAATTAGCAATCTCATCTGCATGAACATTTCCTTCTTTCAACGCATCTGTGATTTGTTGGTGTCCTTCAACATGTGGTTTGTGATATTGAAAGTATAAAGCCTGTCCACCTTTTTTAATGATATAAGCACTTCCACCGTCTGGAATAGAAATGTTTTCTAATACTGTTTGTGCATTTGTTCCGTTAATAGGTGAAATTTTGTCCCATTCTTCAACTGATAATTCATTTCGGATTGTGTTATAAAGAGCCGATTGGTCTATTGCATTAAATGCTGTTTCAATATCTGATTCTAATACAAAATATTTTTCATTAATTAATGCTTGTTTTACTTCTTGCAATGTAATCATATAAACACTCCTTTTAATTGGATATTGCTAATATAGATAGCAATAAATCTAATGTTTGATTTGTGACTTTTACTGAATTGTAATCAAGAACTTCATTTAAGTTTACAGGTACAGAACTTGCCGAATATCCACCTAAAACGTAAATTTTATTTTCTGTTTTTGCACTCATTAAATTGTGCCTTCCTGTCAACATTGACACACCGGTTGTCCAACTATCTGTTGAACTATCATATACATACACTGTATTTGATGCATTATAACCGCCAATATAGTAAACCTTTGTTCCAATTGATTCTGCTGTTCCGTGGTATACAGAACCGGTCATATTTGCCTTTGTTGTCCATGTATTTGCCACTGTGTCATACATTTCATTCTTGTTTGTTGCACTACTGGAATAACCACCAATAGTAAAAATTTTAGTTCCTACAACTGCCGAAGAAAGTCCGCTTCTTCCGGTAATCATTGCTGTTTTAGTCGTTAAAGTGTTAGTTAATGGAACGTATTCATATGTGTCTGCATAATTTGTTGCTCCATTTGCACCACCAAAAACATAAAGTTTGTTATTCACACTTTGCATTGTTGCGTATTTTCTTCCGCCAGAAATGTTTGATTTAAAACTCATTGTATTAGTTCCGGGGTCATATTCTTCTAAATACCCATAATAAGTAGAACTATATTGTCCACCAAATGTATAAATTTTGTTATTTGCAACTGCAACTGTTGTTCCATATCTTGCATAAGTTAAATTTGCTTTTGTTGACCACGTGTTTGTTGTCACATTATATGCGTCATTTCTGTTGTAACTACCAGAACTATCTGCTCCGCCAACGACATAGATGACATTATTTAATATTGTTGCACCTGCTTCGGCTCTCGATACTGGAATAGATGTTTGTCCAATTGTTTGTAAAATATCCACGTTGTTGAATACGTTTGACGATGTAGTTGTTCCACCAAAAACGAAAATCTTAGTGCCATAGGATTGCGAAGTTAATGCAAATCTTGCCGTTGGAACAGCAATACCACTGGACCAAGAATTTAATGTAGGGTCATAAACTTCGTTAATTGCATTTGCACCAGAAGGTGTCAATGAATAACCACCAACCGTATAAATTTTTGTCCCAATAATACTTGATGTCAAAAAATACCTTGCTGTGGTCATAGGCGATTTTGTTGACCACGTGTTTGTGCTTGGTGTATATTCTTCGTTTACATTTGATATTGAAGTGCTATATCCGCCAATACAATAAATCTTATTATTATAAGCGCATGAAGTTAATGCATACCTAGCCGTAGGCATTGAAGTCTTAGTTGCCCATGTGTTTGTAATTGGATTATATTCTTCATTTTTATCATTTGATGAACTTGAACCACCAATTAGATAAATAAGTCCATTTACGTTTTGTGATGTGGATTGTGACCTAAATGTTGGTATTACAGCCTTTGTTGTCCATGTATTTGCCACTGTGTCATACATTTCATTCTTGTCAAGATATATACTTCCGTTATACCCTCCAAAAGCATAAATATTAGTTCCATTTACACTTGAAGTTAAATCTGAACGTGAAGTAATCATTGCTGTTTTAGTTGTCCATGTATTTAGTGTGGTGTCATACATTTCATTAATGTTTCTAACGGTTGATGGAGCGTATCCACCGATGACATATACTTTATCACCAATTATTGATGATGATGTATAACTTCGTGCTGTGGTCATTGATGTTCCAGAATTCCAACCTGCTGTTCCTATCCAACTATCTGTATACGTTTGCAACTGACTTGCGATTGCATAAGCAACGCTATTCATTACACCACCGCCTTGCTAACTGATGTTAACGTACCACTTGTATAGTTCAAAGTTGTTGTGATGGTTTTTCCGTTCACTACTTCAACAACTGAAGTTAACACACCGCTTGTGTAGTTTAGTGTCGTGGAAGAAACTGTTGTAGCACCGTCTTTCACATTCACACCTGTTAATGTACCGCTCGTGTATACAAGTTCTGTTGTTCTGGAATCAACCAATGCAGGGTATGCTTTAATTTGGTTTACACTCTGGTTATTAGCGCCAAGTTTAGCATCCAATGCATTTTGTGCGTCAACATACGTTGTAGATGCTTTTGTAGCAACCTGTGTATCTACATATGTTGTATCTGCTTTTGCTGATACGCTTGATGCTGATGCATAGTATGAACCATGTTGTCCGTCTAATAAGTCTGCATTAAGGTTGGTTTGAATCGCTCCATCCTTAATAGCATACGTAGAAGTATCTGGAGCAGGTCCTGTATCCCCTTTTTGCGCTAAGATGCCCCAATACGTTGTGTTTGTAGGCAAAATAGAACCAGAAGATGTATGGCTTACTTTACAGAAATAAGAAGAACCGTTGTATAGGACAACGTCAATTTGAGTGGAAGAGTTCACATATGGAACCGATGCACTTGACCATGTAGATTGCGGATAGTAACCCTTACCAATATCACCTTGAGGTCCTTGGGGTCCAGTAGCACCTGTTGCGCCCGTAGCACCGGCAGGTCCTGTTAAACCTTGAGGTCCCTGGATACCCTGGATACCTTGCGGTCCGACTGGACCTTGCAAAGCGCCTAACGATTCCCACGTACTGTTATCAACCGACCAGTTATAAATGACGTTGGATGTTGACGTACCCACCGCATATGCATCACCTGCACTACCTGTTGGATGTGCGGTTTGTAAAGCATATAACGTTGCATACAGACCTTTTATAGCAAATGATGTTCCATCTGCGCCTTTTTCACCACGGGGTCCTTGAGGTCCAGTTGGTCCTTGAGCACCCGTACTACCCGTTGCACCCGTTAATCCAGTGTCCCCTTTGTCCCCTTTGTCCCCTGTGTCCCCTTTTAAGCCCCTTGAACCTGCATCACCTTGTGGTCCCGCATTCCCTTGAACGCCTTGGATACCCTGTGGTCCTTGGACGCCTTGAGGTCCTTGAGGTCCTTTCACATAAACGGGAGAAGGGATAACACCGGCTTGACCTTCTGTGAATGTCATAATTCCCGTTGTTGCATCAACCGTTGGAATAATGGAATTCCCTTTTGGTCCTACACTACCAGTTGGACCTACCGGTCCTTGAATACCTTGAGGTCCCGTTGGTCCCGTTGGTCCCGTTAAACCTTGAACAATAGTTTGTGTGCCATCGTCCGAAATCGTAGTATTTAAGAATTTTAATCGGGAGCGTTGTGGTAGCGCTGTACCTTCATTGTTGATGATAATGTGACCACTGGAACCTGTTGCCGTCCACGTTGTGCCATTTGTAGATGTTTCAATTACGTTGTCTACATTCAATCGAATGAATTTAACGTCTGTTGAAGTCACTTTGTTTTCTGCTAAGAAAATTAGTGCATCTTGAATGGTTTGGGATGTAGTACCTGCAATTGTAGAAATGCCAATTTGCAATGCACCACTGGAACCCGATGTTGTAGACTCAAGAGCAGGTAAGAATGTGTTATTTAGATAATCTTTAATATCTGTTGGAGCCTTATCAAAAATGATTTTAAGTTCCGTTGCTGTTAAGCCTTCGTTGGCATTTGGATTGTCGGATAAGGCTTGATGGTTATTTACGTTTGTAGTAAACCTTGAAATCGTCATTACTTGGATTCACCACCCATTCTGCTTAATAAGTTAATTGAAAGAACTGTTACATTTGCATCCGCATAGTTGTTCTCTAGTATCAATTTGAAGTAAACAAACTTCTTCGCTTTGACCTTTAGTAAGAACGGTTGTGGATTGTATTGTGTTTCATAGGACCAATCACCATAGTGGACATCTTTGTATCCATATAAGCGGTATTTAATCGTTGTGGATTCACTGGATACACCTGCATCTGTTTCCCATGACACGTCTAATTTTCTTGATGTTCCTGGTTTCATCGAAACCCATGTACGGTTCAAGAATTTTTGTAACCACTCTGCACCAAAATCATAAAATCCCATTTCCCAATGTGAATTTATTGGTGTTGTGTCATCTGTGAGTTCATCCTCAATAAATTGCATGATTGTTCCGGAAGTTGTTCCGAAAAATAACTGTTCATCGAGAATTAAGAAACAAGTTGGGGTATCGTTTAATGTGAACTTATACCAAGCATCCAATAGGTAGTTATAGACCCATACTCGGTTACCAACCGCCACCCAATATTCCTTCTTATACTCAAAATCAATGGTGATTGCATTCTCTAGCATTTCTTGGCTAAGGGAAGGCTGTACACGCTTAGATTTGAATACCGCATTCCTTTCATCCCTAACGTTTGTAGAACCCCACTCGTATACGCCACTTTGTAACGTGAATGGGTTGTTTTGGATGATTTGGGCTTGTCCATATGCCACGTTACCGATGGCATCATTCAATGGAAATGTAGGGAATGATGGGATAACGTTACCTGCTTGGTCTGTCACTGTTTCATAGTAGGAATAATAGGCTTCTTTGCCGTTTGTGAAGATGATTTGTCTGTCATATTGACGAACAATATCGGTTACAGCAAACTCATCTGTTCCAACTTGTTGGTAGTTAAGAGCCGGGAAGTATTCTGCGGATGGGACCCCATTTGCAAGTCCTGTGTAATGGTATTTGTTTGTGCCGTTTCCATATAAAAATACCCGTGTGTCGTTTTGACCCCCGTAATACATTGCATATTTATAAGAAGTGACCTCGGAACGTGAACCATTCCCTTTTTTCCACGCAATCACCACATTGTCTACACCAGTTGTTGGGATATTCCCTGCTGTAAACGTGATTTTTCCTTGTGCAAGGTTCACGGTGTAGTGTGTAGTAACTGTTTTAAGTACCCCATCTACATAAACGCTATCTACCGAATCAACATTGGACTCAAGTAGCGTATAAACTGCCGTTCCATCGCCAGAAAATGACTGTTTTTTATTGCCGTTTAGCAAATTCACCTGTTCATTCAAGGAACCGCCACCAGAAGGCTGTGTAGCGACTGCGACTAACGGAATATAACCTGTTACCGAAGCAAATGTGCCTGTTCCATCCCAACTTAGGTACTCATTTCCGTTAATGAAGTACACTTTTTGACCAAATGAAAAGAAGTTTGCTTTTGTATCGGTACAAGAACCAATAATCGTATTGATTCCAGTGAATGTGTTGTGTTTATAAATGTGACCACCTGCTGAAAATAGCAAATGATAGTTACTTCCTACTTTCCCATACCACATACCACGAATAGACAATGCACCCAAACTATCAAAGATGCTTAAGTAGCCATTTCGTTTTTCTAGTTTGTAGTTTTCGGTTAATCGAAAGTTATTCATTTCTGGGGATTCACCAAGTTTTAATTGCGTGTCCCCTGCTGTATCCTCGTTTAATCCTAGAAAGTTATTAATAACCGTAGGAGGAGGTCCTTGGTTCGTGCGAATGACTGCCACTAATCAACACTCCCATCTGCATAAACGTTTTCCATTTGTACAAATGAAGTAGAGATTTGGCGTTTTAATTCATTGTATTTGTCATTATAGAAAGAAGCGGTTGGTGGGTCCTCAACGATAAGTAGAACACTAGCCAATCCATAAGGAAGAATGCGAAGTGCCACATCATCGGATACATTCATCTCATCATCGATGCTTGTAATCGGAACTTGTGTTACACCATTCTTACGGCATAAATCAAATTCCAATATCGTCAACAACCTCGGTGTTTTCGCTTTGTAGTTTTGTGTGTTTTGCGTTGAAATTTGCCCGTTATCTTGTATCTCGTCAAGCAATGCCATTGTGTACTCGAACACTTGTAATGCTGTGGTTGCCAATTTTCTCACCACCTTAATTGATATAAAAAAAGACGGATAAGGAAAACCCCTATCCGCCTGGTGTGTATTACTCGGAAGCAATTTCTACTTTCGTTTTCTTCGTGGAAGCCTTTTCGACAACTTCTTCCAAACCTACATTTTTAAATGCAAGTGCTTGGATTTCGTCACGTGCGATAAGGATTTCACCGTTTTCTGCTTTAAATTTAATTTCAACCATTAGAAAGACTCCTTAAATTAAGCCGTTTTGTGTGTGTATACACCTTTAACTTTGCTGTTCAATACGAATGCATCGAAGATGATGCGTCCTTCTACCAACCAACCATTGATACCAGGAGGGTTGTCATGAGTCTTGTAATCTTCCAATTTGGAAGCGGACACTACTGCGGAAGGATGCGCCATGATGAATGCTGTGTTAGCAGGTAAGTAGGAAGATGGAACTTGAACGATTTTGATACCGTCAATTTCACCAACTACACCTTTGTTTAACATTGCTTGACCCATATCGGATGCTTTCAAGAAAGAAGAGTCTTGTTTAATGAAAGAGTAGAAAGATGGGGATACGAATGCTACACGTTTAGCCAATGGTACTTTGTTGTCGGAAAGGTACTCTGCACCTGCCAAGAACTTGGAATAAGCGTTTGTAGCGGATACCGCACCAGTTACAGAACCACCGTTTGCAACGGCACTAGCGGACATTACAGCAAGGCGGTAGATGTCAATTGTAGGTGTTACAACTTCATCGATTTCACGAGCAAGTGCTTTACCTGCTTCTTTAATCATGTTTTGCTCTTCGTAGTTACCTTTATCAATTGTGAAGTTAAATGCTTTGTCGTTTGCAAGAGTCAAATCTTGTTTCACGTCTTGCAATTCTGTTGCTGTACCGTAACGGTTCAAACCTGTACGTGTGTAATCTACCAACGGAACTGTTGGGATGGAATAAACGGATACCGTTTTTACGCCTGTCCAGTCATAGTCACGGTTTACACCGATTTCTGTTAAAGATTGAAGTTTAAAACGCTCGTCTACCTTGTTCGAATACTTAGTCGCTAAATTAATTGCCATTATAAATCACTCCTATTTGTGGGTTTAGTATGAATCGAACCCCTCAAGGAAAGCGTCTTTGCTCTTCTCGGGTTCGTTCTCTCCGAATGAGGTAACACTCGGAATTGGTTTTTGTTTGTTTAATTTGTTTTGTGTTTGCACTTTTGCAAGAGTTCGCAATTGCGATACTTCCCGCTCCATGTAGGCGTACTTCAAAGGCACACCTTCACCGACTTTGTCCCACACTTCTTTTGGAATCGTGGTTGGGTCCACTTCTGGGAATGCTTGAACGAAATCCTCGAACTGTTTGCGTTCACTGGCTTGACGTTCTGCTTCCATTTGCTGTTCATTGAATCGATTCTCAAGCGCATCAACCTGTAACAACTTTTGGATAACTTCCTCTGGTAGGTCCTGGTTCTGATACGTTTGAATCAACTCTTGTTCACGCAAGGCTTGTTGGTATTCGGATTCGGTTGCAATCTGCTTTCCGTTCCATGTGTACCCTTGTTCTGCGATATAAGCGTCACGTGCTTCTTGTCTTGCACGTTCAACCGCCTTTTCGTAGTTCAAGCCCTTTTGTGCAAGTTCCCTTGCTTCATCCAGTGAAATGTCACGTTCTTCGTGGTTGTATTTCACACGTAAAGATTGCGGGGTTTCTTGCACGGATTCCGTGAGTTCGACATTTTCTACTTCGTTGGTGGACTCCGTAGTGTCTGTGTCTAAATCAATGGAATTGTCGGATTCTTCGGTTGTTTCAACTGGTGTGTCGAAATCATCGGGTAGAATCACATCATCTAACTCGTTCATAAAATCGCTCCTTTGGCATGGTGACCAAAATTTTTATATGAAAAAACCCCATCTCCTCGTAAGGAAATAGGGTCTAGTCAACTGGTTATTGTTGTTGCATCAATTCATTTACGGCTTGTTCCATCTGGTCTGGTGGCAACTCTTTTAACTGGTCCTGTACCTCTTGCGGTAAAGACTCAAAGAATTGTGCCATCTCCTCATAATCAACTTGAGGTTGTGTTGATGGTGTAGGCTGTGTTGGGCTTTGTGCTTGTTGTTGTGCATTCATTGCATCTTGTTCGGCTTTCATGCGGTCTTTGATTTCATTAATGAGTTCTGTCTTCTCGTCAATGTACCCGTCTGGCATACGCTCCAGGTATTGGACCACATCAATGTATTTGTTCTTAAGTAAGTTATCTAAAGTTTGAACACTTGCTAACTCGGACCAGTAGGAAGATTCGCCAACGTCTACCGAAGTAGATAGCCATAAATCTTTCAACTGGCTAAAGTCATACATCGTTACTTCTTTCTTCTTAATGGCTTCGTTTGTCATCGGGTCTTGTTCTTCTACATCTTTAATAATTGGACGTGTACCGTAGTAGGTCCCAATCATATCGAGAAGAATTTTGCCGATATCTTCAACCGCTTCATAGCCGTTGTGCTTGATGTTCTCAAGTGGAATCGAAGTCGATTTCTGAACAGCAATGATTGCGGAAGTATTGGTTGGGTTAACGTTACCCATCGAAGCATCGCTGATACCCAATGTTTCCTTTGTGTATGCCATAGCCATATCAATCAAACCTGTGATTTGACTGGACATGTTACCCGCTTCCAGGTAAGTTGCGATGTTACCTAAGTTCATTGAAGGGTCAAACCCATGTACTGGAATGGCTTGTCCGATTTCATTGTTCCAACTTGTAATGACATCGGCATTATATACAGCCTTCGGGAATGCGGTATGCATCATGTTAAACATGGACATTGCAAACATTTTGTTGATGAAAATTTGGTTTGGAATGATGCCTGTTACAAGTGCACGTCCATGATACTGGTTACGTTGTTTCTCCCACGGTAACCATGCAATCGGGTAGTAACTTAACCCTGTATCTACATCCTTATAAATGTAGGTGTTTTGCACACACTTACTAACTTTGATTGTGCCTGTCTTCTTGTCCTTGTGGTACTTGATGATATACAAGGCTTTGCCAAATTCATCGGCATTCACTTCGATTTGCGATGCATCTCCCGCTTCATACATAAAGTCATAGTCGGAATTGATTTCATCGCTGTTATATTCCTTGTATTGCTCTGCTTCTGCTTTAAGGTTTTCAACCATATCTCTACCACTAATGATGATATAAGGTTGTAGGTCCACTTCTGGGTTGTTTGCATTTCCGAAAAATACATTTGTTCCAGACACTAACTCAAGTGATATTTCGCCTTGGATATCCATTCCCATACTTCCACGGTATGGCTTCTTTGTTGGGTCGAAATAAAAATGGAATGCTACATCCCCCGTCTGTCCGGCTTGGAAGTAAGCATCCCTAAGTTTGTTTGAGAACTTCATTTTTTCTAGTAAGTTTGCAATTTCACCATTGGCAATCTCTGCGCCCTCACTATGTTTGTCACCTGCATTGTCGGTATAGGCTAACGGTTCAAATTTAACCGCTACATTTGCCGATGTTAGCGTTGCAACAAAGAAGGTAAGGATTCGCTTAATAATGTTAAATACGGGCTTCTCAAGCGTTGTAGACTCACTATTTCGCCATTGGTTACCGGAAAAGAAATCTAAGTTTGCGTTAACCGTTTCGTAGTAACTTGGCTTTAAACGTTGGTTATACTGTCTACCTCTTAGGTATAGGTTCCAATCTTTAGTCGTATTATCGTTGCTTCTCATTTTTCACCCCTATTCTACACGCTGTGCTAGTGCTTGTTCTGCGTTATAGTTCATGATGCTATTAAAGTCTTTGCGTAATTGTTCGGTTCTTCGCTTCTCTAGTTCTGATGCGTTATCCACTTGTGGAAGTGTCGGCTTAACCTTCCTGTCATGTAACCCTGCTACATAGGCAACGGCTACAATGACCGCCACAAATAAACCTGTCATAATCCCAATGAAGAATTGCATTTATATCCCACCTTTAAAGAAGTTTCTATCAATCCCGCTTCCAACAATAGATTGCACGTTATTTCGATATAACTTTTCCTTTGTTGGGTTACCGTCTTCGTCTTCAAGTTCAACCGGTTTCGGTGTAACACTTAACCGCATATCTTGCGATAATGCGTATCGTGTTGAATCGATTGTATGGTTGTTCTTTTCCTCTAGTTTAGCGATGGTATTCCCTTGCATATCCACCTTGTAATCGATTTCTTCGAACTCTCTGGCTATGTTTGGTGTACGTCTTGGGTCAATCACGATTTCATCCAAATCATCTAACCACTTTTCACCATACTCGATGGACCCTTTGCCTTTAATGGCTCCCATAATCTTTAGCCCTAACATACGCATTTCATCGATTGACTTCGGTTCTGCGCTGTCTGCAATGATTCTGACGTCTGCGTGTCCAATGGCTTGTATTTGTTCAAATGCTTCTCGGTTACTCATTTTCACCCCATATGCTTCGGCTATGGCGTAAATGGTTCTTCGTGTCTTGTCGTAATGCCATAACACGTATGAAAAAGGGTCAACTGAATATCCCCAGTCAACCCCTGCTCGTAAGTTATCGAATTGTTCTACCTCTTCATCTGTTATATCTCGGAATGTGAGGTTGTTAAATGGCACTATCCCATTCCCTATGGGTTCGCCTAAGTATTCCCAACGATATAATGCTTCGTTACGTTCTCTAAGGCTCTCTGCTTCGTCCCTGGACGCTTGGGATATATAGGTATTGTTTATATAGGTTGAATGATGAATGAACGTGTTAGGCTGTCCTAAGCGTGTATCATACAACTTATTAACCCAGTGATTCCTACGTTTAGGTGGGTTGTAAGAGTAGAATAGTTTGTAGGTGATACCCTTCTTGAGTTCATCACGCACGATAGAATTGACGATTGTTCTTACTTCGTCTTCGCTCTTAAACTCTGCTATCTCCTCCACCCATAAACGGGCAATTGGAAAGCGACTCATTTTTATCGATTTAATCTTTGCCGGGTCATCTGCGCCACGGAATATGATGCTGTTACCCCTTGGGGTATACGTCAACTTGAGTGGGGACTTGGAAACCTTCCAATGTGCACTAACGCCCAAAACTTCGATAGCATCCCGCAATTGTTCGAATACAGACCCCTCTAGCGTTCGTTCTACCTTACGTACACATAAAATCGATATAGGGTACTTCATCGCATCTAATATCAATCTAAGCGCAATATGATACGATTTCCCGCTTCCACGTCCGCCCTTACACACGATGCGCAATATGTCATCGTTTTTAGACGCTAACCAGAATGACTTAAAAGATGGTAACAACACTTCACTAATGTGTTTATTCATCATCTACCACATCATCAATAATTGTTACAGCCACATTGACCGAACCTTGAACGTTCACCTTATCCGTGAACAATTGAAGATGCTTCCCAAGCAATTCTAACGCCTTGTTAGATGCGTGTAATTCGCCCAGTTCCTTAGCGGTAGTATGATTCCCTTTAAGTTCATTTAAAACCCATTCTGCGGTCAATCCTGTGCGCTCTGATAGCGATTCTAAGCGCTTATTGATATACGCTTGAACCTTCACATTGCTTAACAATCTACTCGCTTGTTGTTCGGCTGTCTTCTCGCTGTATCCTACCCGAATAGCGGACTGTTTCCCGTTGCGGTCTATACAATATTCATCGCAAAAGGCTTTCTGTTTAGCCGTTAAGTCTGACATATCTTTCACCTGCTTCGATTTCATAATCTTCTATAAACTTAAAGGTAATTTGTCCCTCTCCGTCTATTAGGTCCATCTTTGCCAGTGCCATCATATAGGACAATGCTTCCTCTATATTCCTCTCTGCTACTACTTTAGGTATAAAGTGAATCATTTCCTTATCCATCCTTCTGGCTTCTTATTATCGCTACAAGCCCCCACCCTGCTTTTTTCTAAATGGTAGCGTTTTTCCCTTTATGCCCATGAAAAAAAGACACCCACGCTTAGCGGATGCCCTTCGAATATATCTTCTCACTATATACTTTATCATCCATTTAACGTGCAATAGTGCACGATTTGTGAACGCAAAAAAAAGTTTAAATTTCTTTAAATTATTTTCACAAAACCCCTTGACCTCCTTTTTCGGAGTTGATATACTAAGGTTAATAAAACAACTACTTTTTCGGAGGTCATACAAATGAAACTTACTAACAGACAACTTCAAGCGCTAACTACGAACATCAACGAACTATTGGAACTTCGCAAACTAGCACAACAAGCAAACGACACGCAAATGAAAAGAAACTTTGAAGAAAGATTAAAAGAATCAAAATCAACACTTTTCATCATCGGCTACATTGCATTCTTCAACTGGAGCACAAAGCAATACGAACTTCACTACATCGGAGAGGAGCAAAACTAACATGGCTAACTCAAAGGTTAAATTAAAAAAAATTGATGGTTATATCACAAGTGCTTATGAAGTTTACAAAGATGGGGAATTTGTTGGTGGTGTTTACAAAACATTCAAAAGATTTGCAAGAAACAACACGGTTTGGGAAGTTATCAAAAACGGAAAAACAATTGAATTCTGGACAAGAAGTGAAGCGGTTGAATTTCTTGCTTCTCAAAATTAAGGGGGAAATTAAAATGTCAAAAGTAAACGTATATGAAATCGTAACAAACCGCATCATGGATACATTGAAAGCAGGTACTATCCCTTGGGCACGTCCTTGGTCGGCTAACACAACACCAGTTAACTGGGTAACACAAAAGCCTTACCGTGGCATCAACTTATGGTTGCTAGAAACTGGCGAATATGCCACATTTAAACAAGTGACTGACGCAGGGGGCAAAGTTAAAAAAGGTGAAAAGTCACAAATCGTGGTCTACTGGCAAATGTTGAAAGTCGAAGAGAAAGACGAAAAAAATCAAACGGTTATCAAAACAATTCCGCTTCTTAAATACTACAACGTTTTCAATGTAGCGACACAATGCGAAGGCATCGAACCAAAACGCCAACCAGAAAAAACAGAAGAAGTGAATAGCAACGAACTTGCTGAACTACTTCTAAGCAAATATACAAACGGTCCAAAAGTAAGACACGTACAACAAGAACACGCATACTACCAACCATCACTTGATTCGGTGACAATGCCGAAAAAAACACAATTCAATACAAGCGAAGGTTACTACTCGGTTCTCTTCCATGAACTTATTCACAGCACGGGTCATGCATCTCGCTTGAATCGTGACGGCATCACAAAACTTGCTTCCTTCGGTTCTGCTACATACAGCAAGGAAGAACTGGTTGCCGAACTTGGGGCATCAATGCTTTGTGGAATGGCTAATATCCTTGACTACACTATTCAAAATTCGGCTTCTTATATCGAAGGTTGGTTGTCCGCTCTAAAGAACGATAACAAACTTTTAATCTCTGCAAGTTCCCAAGCCGAAAAAGCGGTTAAACATTTCTTAGGCGAAGAATAAAAAATAGGGACCGGGTCAACCCGGCTCGGTCCTCTACTAAAGGAGAATATACAATGAGTCTACATTTTAAAGTTACGGTCCTGGAAAGTCATTTGAACGGAACGGTCTACATCGCACAACGC